GATATCGTCAAACTAAATGACGCTGGAACCACAACTACCATTCAAAAAGATACGGGTACTACTTCAGCTACCCCGATTGGTATCTTTCTTGGATGTCGTTTCATCGATGTAAGCACAAAGCAGCTTACATTCAGTCAACAATGGTCAGGTGCCGCTCACACAGAGGGTATGGCTTATGTTGCTGATGATCCTAATATCCTGTTCACAATTCAGGCTGACGGCACCGTCAACGATGACGATATCGCAGCTAACTGTGCGCTGGTTCAGGGAACATCATCAGCAGATCTAAGCATCTCTCGTGTGTCTTTGGACATCAGCACAGCAGCAAACACCGCAGCTCTGCCAATAAGAATCGTAGATTTCTTAGGTGGATTTGATGGTGATGAGAAGGGAACAGCGTTCCCAATCATGGTGTGCAAGTTCAACACTGGTCATCAACTTGGAATCGGTGTCGTTTCTGGCAACGCTCCATCATCAGCTTAGGAGGATTGAAGCATGGCTATTTCAAGAGCGCAACTCCTCAAGGAGCTACTGCCCGGTTTGAATGCATTGTTTGGTTTAGAGTACGAAAAGTATGAGAACGAACATGCTGAAATCTATGAAACTGAAAACTCAGAGCGTAGCTTTGAGGAGGAAGTAAAACTCTCAGGCTTTGGTGCTGCACCAGTTAAGCAAGAGGGCGCACAGATTTCTTTCGATACCGCGCAAGAATCTTTCACAGCCCGATATAACCACGAAACCGTTGCAATGGGTTTCTCGGTTACAGAGGAAGCTATGGAAGATAATCTTTATGATGCACTTTCTGCTCGTTATACCAAAGCTCTCGCACGGGCTATGGCATATACAAAGCAGACTAAATCTGCTGCATTGCTGAACACAGGTTTTGATACCTTTACATCAGGTGATGGCGTGACATTGTTTAATGCAAGTCACCCAACAGTTGCTGGTGGTACAAATGCCAATCGTCCAGCGGTTGCTGCTGATTTGAATGAGACATCATTGGAAGAGGCTGTTATCAACATTGCTGCTTTCGTAGATGAGCGTGGTCTTTTGATTGCTGCTCGCCCACGTAAGCTGATTGTTCCGCCAGCGTTAATGTTTGTTGCAACACGTTTGCTACAGACAGAGTTACGCACAGGGACTGCCGATAACGACCTGAATGCGATCCGTAATAACGGTTCAATCCCAGAGGGGCATCGTGTCAATCACTATCTGACTGATACAGATGCATTCTTCCTCACAACGGATGTACCAAACGGAATGAAGCATTTTGTTCGTACACCAATGTCCACAATGATGGATGGTGATTTCGACACAGGCAATGTTCGTTACAAAGCTCGTGAGCGTTACAGCTTCGGTGTGTCAGACCCACTAGGAATCTACGGATCACCGGGTGCTGACTAACATAAATTTACAATAAATTAAAAGGACGGCTTCATAGTCGTCCTTTTTTTTGTTATACTGATTTAAACCCTGACAGCCACATCCTGTGGCTGACACTAGCCAAGACAGGAGTTTCACATGGCTACTACCACTTTTAACGGAGCAGTGCGTTCCGAAAATGGATTTAAGGTTGTATCTAAGAATGCAACAACTGGCGCTTTTACAGAGCAGATTAATTCAACAAGCAGCGGTGTTCTAGAGGTTCAGAAGGTTGCAACTTCTGGTCGCGATAACATTGTGGCAGCAGGAACAGCAACTGGCGCAAACAACGCAAGTTTAGGCACAGCAGCTACAATCTTTAACATCACACCAAATGCACATGGATCTGGAATTGCTAACGCAGCTATCAACACCTTCATCAACAAGATTGGTGGAGATATTGTCACAACCATTCTTGTCGATCTTCATGGTGGACTGGCATCAGGAGGCACTGCCGATGATGTTATCGGAACTGATGGCGGTGCGGCAAACGCTTATATTGCAGAATTAACAAAAGAAGTTAACGGCATTCCATATAAGCTGGAGTTTATCTGTCTAGAGGTTCCAACTGGCGGTGACCCAGATATCAATCTTGTCTGCTCTGCAACAGGAACAACAGCAGAAAATGCTGCTGTAACAAGTGGCACAGTTCTCTTTAACAATGGAGACCTTACACTTGGCCTTCATAACGAAGCAGATGCAGGTTCAACACTGGCGGCTTTAACTAAAAAGTTTTTGTATCTGACATCAGGAGATGCAACAGAGGCAGCTTATACCGCAGGTAAGATAGTTATCAAAATCCACGGTGCAGCTTTTGACTTTGCTAATGGCTAATATTAACAGAGAGGGGAATACCCCTCTCCTTTCTTAAAGGAGATTGATATGGGCCATTCAGATATAAAATCCATCATGATAACAGCAGATGCAAATGCTGCTGATGATGACTCTGTTCTAGAGGCTGCTCGTCCAAACACGACAGCGACTCTTGATGGAGCGGATACTAGTGGAGGTGTAGCCACATTTACTGGGGCGCAGTTGATAAATGTTACAACAACAGGAACTGGAGATAATGGCAAAACTGTTACTCTCACAGGAACTGATGTCAACGGTGATACTCAGACTGAGGTGATTACATTAACTGGATCTGCTACAGGACACTCAAGCACGAAGTTTTTTAGAACCGTAACGGCAGCAGAATTATCTGCACAGCCAGCGGCAAATATAAAAATAGGCCACCTTGCCACAACAGTTAAAGATGTAGTCTTTGCTGGAAGAGCAAGAATCAAGGGTGTTTTGATCGTTAATTCTGCCACAGCGGGAACAATGGACTTTTTAGCTGGCTCTGTAACTGGATCAAGTTTGTTAAAGCTGAGGAGCATAGCTGATGATGAAACATCAAGAGATATAACAATTCCTGAGCATGGAATAGTTTTTGAGGGCGGTGCGTTCTTGTCATACACATCAGCCACCTTTGCTTTCATGACAGTGTTCTATGCCTAGGAGAAAAGAAAAGCCGATCAAAACATCGGTAAAGTCAGGTAATTTCCGCCCCACCAAAAAGGGGGCGGGGATGACCGCTAAGGGCGTTGCGGCTTACAGGAGGGCCAATCCCGGAAGTAAGCTGAAGACCGCTGTCACAGGCAAGGTAAAGCCCGGTAGCGCAGCAGCAAAAAGGCGCAAGTCTTTCTGTGCAAGATCTGCTGGTCAAATGAAGAAGTTTCCAAAGGCAGCAAAGAATCCAAACTCACGTTTGCGTCAGGCAAGGAGAAGATGGAAATGTTAAGTGCTAATTTCATAGCAGGAACGATCTTCGTTGCTTTTATAGGCGCATGTGTAACTGGACTTACATGGATCTCAACAACGCTTATTACCGTGGACAGAAACGTAGCGGTGATGGCTTTGAAGATTGATGCTAACAATGAAAAAATAGATCAACTCCATGAGATGATTAGACCCATGTGGGAAGATTTTACCGGAAGGACGTACAATGACAATCTCGCGAGCTACCATGAAGCAGCAGTTAAAGGGGAATAGAATGAAAAAGAAAAAGAAGCCAGTCACCAAAGCAAAATTTGGTAAATTTTTAGAGGCTACTTCTCCTTTATACAGCGCAATGAAGGGTAAGGGTTTAGTAAAGAATATTGGTAAGGGTGGCCTATTCGGATTGGCTGCTTCTGCTCTTGATAAGAAAAAGAAAAAGGGCGCTATGCCTTCTTCAGGTGGGCAGCAAGCGCCTCAAGGCATGACAGCCACACCAATGGCAGGAGCAACACCACTTAGGGGTGGCGGTAGAACTAAAAATAAGAAACCAGTTGTTAAAGCATTCTCTGGCCTTAGCACAAGACTAGATCCTGTTGGCATGGCTATGCGTATTATAAAAAAATCTTCACCTGAAAAATTTGCAAACTTTCAACAAGAGGTTGCTAAAAAATTTGGCGGTGATCCCAACTTTAATAAAGCAATGAAAAAACTTGGTGTGCCAACATTAGCATCGGCTCCTAGGATGATGTCTTCTGGAGGTTCTTTGAATCGTAATAGGTCTATTGATGGTATAGCACAACGAGGCAAGACAAGGGCTAGATGATGCCAAGAAACTACTCATCTGAGTATAAGAGGTATCAGTCGAAGACCTCTCAGAAAAAGAAAAGAGCCGGTAGAAATGCGGCTAGAAGAAAAATGACCGCTGCTGGCAAGGTTAGAAAAGGTGATGGTAAGGATGTGGCTCACAGGAATGGAAATCCAATGGATAATCGCCGTTCTAATCTAAAGGTGGTATCGGCAGCGAAGAACAGATCTTTTAGAAGAACATCTACTTCGGGCAAGGTAAGCAGGAGAGCGTAATGAGAGCAGCTAAGAAATTATGTCCAAAACCCAAAAAGCCTGTTGCTATGAAGTCTGGTGGGCAGGCCGCAAAGAAGGTCAAGAAGGTTGTCAAAGGTTTAAAAAAAGCCTCTAAATTACATGCCAAACAGGCCAAGACATTATCTTCTCTAAAGCTCAGAGAGGGCGGTTCAACGACTAAGAAAAAGTCAAAACCAAAAAAACCAAAGGGAACTCCAAGTTATAATATCGCAAGATCTTTTGTTGGCAAAAAGCCAGTTAGTTACTCAAGGGCCAGAGCGTATGAGACTGGCGGCGATGTCGATCAAATGAAGAAGGGTGGTAAAACAAAATCTCGTGTAAACGAGGCGGGCAACTATACAAAACCTGCATTAAGAAAGCGTTTATTCAATCAAATAAAGGCTGGTGGCAAAGGTGGCGCTCCGGGTCAATGGAGCGCTCGTAAGGCTCAAATGCTCGCGCAGCGCTATAAAAAGGCTGGTGGCGGTTATAGAAATTAGGAGAGTAATATGCATGTAAAAAGAGTTAGGAAGGTTGTTAAGGGTCTTAAAAAAGCCTCTAAATTACATGCCAAACAGGCTCAATCTTTAGGTACATTGCTAAAAAACAAAAAGTTTAGGGACTATGGTAAAAAGAAAAGATCCAAAATTGGGAACGGGAAAAAAGCCAAAAGGTAGTGGTAGAAGGCTTTATACCGATGAAAATCCAAAAGACACTGTAAGGATAAAGTTTGCTACACCTGCTGATGCGAGGGCTACAGTTTCTAAGGTAAAGAAGATTAGCAAGCCTTATGCTAGGAAAATACAAATTTTGACCGTTGGCGAACAAAGAGCCAAGGTTATGGGAAAGTCAGAGGTAGCTAGAATATTTAAGCAGGGTAAGGAAAGTATAAGAAGGTCTCGAAAGAAGAAAGCGTAAATATGGAGCCAATTAGCACAGCATTAGCAGGATTTGCTCTGTTTAAAAGCGCAGTTGATGGCATTAAAAGCGCCATAGGAACTGCAAATGATGTCAGTGATATAGCTGGATATATAGATAGTTTATTTGAAGGTGAGAAGCAGGTACAAAAAGAAAGGAATAAAAAGTCTGGGGTTGGTGGTGTCGGAGAGCAATTTGGTGTAAAATCAGTAGCAACAGAGATAATAAATGCAAAATTAGCTCAGGAGCAAATGAGAGAGATAGCGACTATGGTGGATCTTAGGTTTGGCCCCGGAACTTGGAAATCAATTACAGAAGAAAGAGCAAGGCGCATTCAAGAGGCTAAGGAAGCAGAAGCAAAGGCTAGGCGAGAAAAAATCAGAAAAGCAGCCGAAATGGAAGAAAATATAAAGATGGCACTTAGCATATTTTTGGTTATTCTTGCTGTCGTTGGTTTGTTTGTATTCATGATGATAACGGTTGCAAATAGTCAAAACTACTCAGAAAGTTATAGGTAACTTTATGCCATTAAAGAAGTCACAGAGAAGTCTAAAGTCTTGGACTAAACAAAAGTGGAGGACTAAGAGTGGCAAACCCTCCACGCAGGGGCCAAAAGCAACAGGGGAAAGATATTTACCGTCATCAGCTATTAAAGCCCTCTCATCAAAGGAATACGCGGCCACCACCCGTGCTAAAAGAAAAGCAACTAAAGCTGGTAAGCAATTCTCAAAGCAGCCTAAAAAGATACGAGCTAAAGTAAAACCTCATAGGAAAGTAAGATAATGGCTGTAGTAACACCAGATTTACCAGAGATATTTGAGGAAGCCTTTGAAAGGGCCGGATTGTCTATGACAACTGGCTATGATTTAAAAACCGCAAGAAGAAGTTTTAATCTTTTAACATTGGAGTGGCAGAACCGTGGGCTTAATCTCTGGACTATCAACTCTGATACGATCTCTCTTACGGCAGGCACGGCAACGTATACTATGCCTACAGGAACTATTGATATCCTTGAACATCAGATTAGAACTGGCACGGGAACAAATCAAGTTGACACTGACATCCAAAGGATCTCAGTTTCTACTTATGCTAAGATCAGCTCTAAAAACACTAGAGGTAAGCCTTCGCAAGTTTTTGTCCAAAGATTAGCTACTTCTACCACTTTGACTCTCTGGCCTGTGCCAGATGAGGCAGATACCTACACTCTCGCACATTTTTATTTACTTGGCACAGATGGTATTTCTTCCGGTCTTTCAGGAAGCGCTGCTGTGCCACCAAGGTTTGTCCCATGCTTGGTTGCTGGATTGGCGTATTACATAGCTATGAAAAAACCAGAAGTGGCAAATAGGGTTGCCCCCCTGAAACAGGAATATGAGTTCCAGTTTGAATTGGCAGCAAACGAGGATACAGACTCCTCAGCAATCAAGTTCGTCCCATATGATACATTTTTCCTAGGAGGTTAAAATGCCAGTAGCAATAAAGAAGTTGGGCAGAAGAGGTGGCCCAGCAGGTCAAGATAAAGTTGTCTCGCCAAGCAAAAAGAAAAAAGGAATGCGCCGTGGTGGTGCAATGAAGTCTAAAGGTATGTCCAAGGGTGGCAAGATGCCTATGGTCAAAGACCCTAAGACTGGTAAGAAAGTCCCAGCTTTTGCCGTTGACGGTAAGGGTAAAATGGCTGGCGGTGGCCGCATGAAGAAAAAAGGTATGAAAAAAGGTGGCATGATGAAGAAGGGTTATGCCAAAGGTGGCAAGGTAACCAACGTAGCCAGTCTTAGAAAGATAGCCAAAGATATGGGCTACACCATAGCTAAAGCTGGTGGCGGCTCCATGAAGAAAAAAGGCATGGCTAAAGGCGGCTCTATGAAGAAAAAGGGCATGAAAAGAGGAGGTTCCATGAAGAAGAAGGGCATGGCTATGGGCGGCGCAATGAGGCGCATGAAGTCCAAAGGCATGGCTAAAGGAGGCTCAATGAAGAAAAAAGGAATGGCAAGAGGCGGAGGTGCTGCTGTAAGAGGTAAGCGTTTCACAAGGGCAGGTTAATAAATGCCAACGGCTAGTGGAAAACACGCATACGGGATCTGTGATAAGACAGGGTTCAGATATAAGTTATCTGACCTTGTCTTTGAGGTGAAAAACGGATCTAGAACAGGTATGCGTGTAGGAAAAGATGTAGTAGATCAGGATCACCCTCAAAACTTTGTGGGACGGGTTAGGGTGACCGATTCTCAATCTTTGCTTAATGCTAGACCTAATAGAACTGAGCCTGATGTAATAAACCTTTTGTCTGATAATCCTTTTACTACCGGGGCTTCTGGCGGCTCTAACACAACCATAACAGTCACTGAAGTAAATCATGGCAGAGATACAGGTGATACTGTTAGGTTTAGAACCGTAGAGCCTTTTGATGGCATAACATCAGCAGTGATGGAGTCTGCTTCTGGTTACTCCATAACAAAAGTATCAGATGATACTTACACAGTCTCTGTCTCTGGCGGTGCCACCACAGGATCTATTTCAGGCGGTGGGTTTTTTGCAAGCGCAGGGCCAGTAACGGCGTTAGGATAAGAAGATGTCTTTTACTTTTGCAGAATTAAAAACAGCTATACAGAGCTACACTGATAACAGTGAATCTACATTTGTCACTAATCTACCTAATTTTATTAGGTCAGCAGAGCAAAGAATAGTTACAACTGTTGATTTAGAAAATTTTAGGAAAAATGCCACAGGAAGTATGACATCAGGAAATCAGTATCTTACCACGCCAACAGACTTCCTTGCTCCATTTTCTTTGTTTATAACCACATCTGGAAGCGAAGGATTTTTACTGGAGAAAGATGTAAATTTCATTAGAGAGGCTTTTCCTGATGTGACCACTACTGGAACGCCCTTGTATTACGGTTTTTTTGATTCTTCCGTTACTGCTGCAAGCGGAAATATAGTGGCAAACTTGATAATTGGGCCTACTCCAAACGCCAATTTTGATGTTGAGCTTCATTATTATTATAGGCCAGCTAGTCTAACTGCTGGGGCAGATTCTGAATATACTTGGTTGAGTCAAAACGCTCCCAATGCTTTGTTGTACGGATCTCTGATAGAGGCATACATTTTCATGAAGGGTGAGTCAGACGTTATTTCAATGTATGAAAATAGATTTGCTGAGAGCCTGTCTAGATTGAAAGATTTGGCAGAGGCAAGAGAAAACTCAGATGCTTATAGAGAGGGTTTGCCGACTAGAGAAAGGACATAAGGGAGACATGACAGTAAAAGACAGCAAGACCATAGCTATTGTTGGCCTTGGGAGAAGCCACTCTGACTATACATCTTGTAGAATATCATCAATATCATTTGATGAAGTTTGGGGAATCAATTGTATAGGTGCCATAATACATGTAGATAAAACTTTTATGATGGATCCAGTTTCTAGGTTCATAGATACTGAAAATGCAGGCACTCAAACTAATGTAGCCAGAGAGTTTTTAGAGAAAAATAATAAACCTATAATAACTTGTTCTTTAGATAAGAGAATTAAAAACTTAGAACTTTACCCATTAAAGGACATATCTACAAAATTAGGAGTTTGTTATTTTAATAATACAGCGGCTTATGCCATTGCCTACGCCATATGGTATGGAGCAACAAAAATATTTTTATACGGTTTAGATTTTACTTATAAAAATTTAAACATGGCAGAGTCAGGAAGAGCTTGTGTAGAGTTTTGGTGTGCCATAGCCATATCAAGAGGGGTAAAAATAGAGATAGCTCACACATCTGGCCTTTTGGATACTAATGTACCAGAAAATGAAAAGTTATATGGATATCACAGATTGGAAGACCCTATGGTTCAAACGGTAAAAGATGGATCTTTGCTTATAGCTAGACAGTCTGAGGTTAAACCCCCAGACCCTATAGATAGTGATCCTGTAATTTTTGGAAGGCATGATCATGTTTGACATTGGCTCTGACATTGGATCGGTGAATGTCGTCACCTCTCAGAACGGCGGTCTATCAAACGATCAAATAGCTGAGATTGCATCTAATAAAATAATATATGTTTCTGATGAGGCACCAGAACCTATAAGACAACAGGCAGAGGCTTTTAAGGACAGAGTGAGAAATATTTTACAATACTATGTGGAGTTGGCGAGAAGAGAGGAACGTGCTACAATTTGCAATAAGATTCGCGAAGCCGGGCAACTTGAGCTTGCTGATGCAATAAGGAGATTATAATGGCAATAACACAGGCTATGTGTACATCTTTCAAGCAAGAGCTAATGCTTGGAACTCATAATTTTGCTACAAATGGAAACGCATTTAAACTTGCTCTTTATGCTGAGGGCGGAGGTGGAAAGTCCTCGACCACAGCTACTTTAGGAGCGGCCACTACAGCCTTTACCACAACTGGTGAAGTTGCAAACAGCGGATCATATTCCTCTGGAGGCGGCACTCTCACCAATGTTGCTCCAACTAGCAGCGGAACAACTGGTTTTACAGATTTTGCGGATATCAGTTTTACAACTGCAACAATAACCGCGATGGGTGCTTTGATATACAACAGCACTAACAGTAATAAAGCTGTTTGTGTGTTAGATTTTAGCACAAACAAAACATCTAGTTCTGGCACATTTACTATACAATTTCCCACGGCAGACGCTAGTAATGCCATAATAAGGATAGCTTAGAGATACGATAATGACCAATATCACGGGATGGGGCAGAGGAACATGGGGTCAGGGGGCTTGGAATCAGCCTCTTGGCGTTGATGTTACTGGCGTAAGTGCAACAGGCTCCATCGGTGCTGTTGTTGGGGGTACGCTACAGGTTGGCGTGACTGGTGTATCAGGCGCGGTGAATCTCAGTGCATTTTCCTCAACTACTATAACATTTACAGTCACGGTTGTAGGTGGAAACCCATCTA